TCAGCCCATGACATACCGCCCAAAAATACACAGGCTTGCATAACTTGTTCTTGATAAATAATTACGCCATATGTTCTAGCGGTAAACTCTTGCATAAGCGGGTGTGCATAAGTTACAATTTCTTCACCTTTTTTACGTCGGATATAAGATCCTCCAACCGTATTCATAGCACCTGGACGAACCAATGCATTAGAAGCAGCAAGATCTTCAAATGTACTAACACCCATTTTCATAAGCAAATTTGTATAAGGTGTCGCTTCTGCTTGAAACACGCCTTTTGTAAAACCACTTGAAAGCATTTCAAAAACTTTTTTATCATCAAGTTCAATTGACTTAAGGTTAACATCTTCTTTTTTAATATGCTTAATTGTTTTCAATGTATCATCAATAACAGACAGGGTTTTAAGTCCAAGTACGTCAAGCTTAATTAGACCAAGGTCTGCAGTTTGTTCCATATCATAAGCAACTACTGGTATGCGACCAGATACCGAATCATCTGGATCTTTGCGAGTTTCAATTGGAACATATTGACTAATGTCATCTTTTGCAACTACTACGCCAGCAGCATGCATTCCATTTCCACGAATCTTGCCACGTAACATGGATGCATATTTAGTTACCTCTGGATATTTTTTTCTGAATTCTTCTGTACTTGGGGAAGATTCATATTCTTCAAATGTCTCAACACCCTTAAGTGCTTTATTAACTTCACCAAGTGGGATAAGGAACGCTCTAGCAACATCACGAATAACTCCTTTATCTTTAAAATATTGATATGTAGAAATAGAAGCAACATGCTTAAATTTCTTACGCAAATACTCTTTAACTTCTCCACGACGGCGATCCATAAAATCTGTATCAATATCGGGAAAGTCATTACGTTCTGGATTAATAAATCTAAAAAATAGCAAATCAAATTTAATTGGGTCTACTTCTGTAATACCCATTAAATAACAAACTAAACTTCCAGCAGCGGATCCTCTGCCTGGTCCAACCAAGATTTCATTTTCTTTCGCCCAATTAACCATGTCACCAACAACAAGGAAATAACTAGCAAAATTTTTATCTGAGATAACTTTGAGTTCTTCTTGGAGTCTTTCTTTATATGTCTCATTTTCTAAGCCCTTATCTACTAGAGACTTTTCACACATTTCTTTTAATGTTTTTAATGCATTCTTTTTTGGTACTGGAAGCAAATCAAGATTCTCATGAAACGTATAAGATTCAATCTTGTCTGCTATTTCTACTGATGACTTGTATATATCTTTTCTTGTAATACCCGCTTTTTCAAAATCCATACTAATTTCAGAATAGGATTGAATATAAACGTTAATATCAGCGAAAGAAATAGGGCGATTGGGATAAAGATGATCAAAGCGGTCAAGAGTATTAGTGAATGCACGACCACTGGCGTAGTCTGCCTCTTTGTTTTCGGAAGGCTTTGTTGAGAGGATGAGGAGGAGTTCTTCCAGATCCCTCTCTTCTTTCTTTGCAAAATGACAATCGCCTGTTGCAACTGGTTTCACCCCAAACTTATCTGCTAAATTAAGCAGAGAGTTATTTAATTCTTTAGGGTTGTGTGCCTGTACTTCAATATAAAAATCATCACCAAAATTGTCTTTAAAAATATTTACAAGCTCTTCTGCCCTGTTTAATTCACCACGCTCAATAGCCTTAGAAATAAGACCATTCATACAGCCTGATACTACAATTATACCTTCTTTATATTCAAACAAGACATCCATATCAATTCTTGGTTTTCTATAATATCCTTCAGTCCAAGCAATCTGTGAAAGCTTTTGTAGATTCTTTAATCCTATATCGTTTTTAGCAAGCAAAATAATATGATTATAAACTGAAGTGTTATCGTCACGCTTTTTAACTTCCCGCTTATCAAACCTATCTGTTTCTGAAATATAAGCTTCAATGCCAAGTATTGGCTTGATTCCTAATTCTTTTGCAGCAATCTGCATATCTCTGTGGGAAGATAATGTTCCGTGATCTGTAATTGAAAGAGATGTCTGACCTTGCTTTTTTGCAGCCTCCAAAAGCTCGTGAGGTGTATTTAAACCGTCCATGAGACTATAATGCGAGTGAACGTGAAGGTGGACAAAATTATTTTGCATTAGCTCTCATCTTTCTTTTTTGTTCTGCATGACATGTTTTACAAATTATATATCCATTTGGCCTAACATACCCAACAACCGAATAATCGTGTCCTTTTGGACAATTTGTTTTTTTGCCCTTTGGCATTGGCCTATCTTTTTCTTTATATTGTTCTATGTTTTGTAATGCGTTTTTAACTTGCAAATATTTTTTACCAGTTAATTCTGATAATATTGCTTTTAATATATTTTCTGCATCATTTGATGATGCAGCATATTGATATATTTCAGATTCTCCACGATTATTTACATGTGGACCTTGAACAGAACCAACTTTAAATATTTTTTGAAATCTATCAAGAGGTGTTCTGTCTACATACTGAGTTATTTTTATACTTATATATTTGTAATCTTCTTTATATTTTCTTTTAGCAGTAGCTATTCCAGCAAAACCTTCTCCTTGGAAAAATCCCGCTGCCCAACATAAATCTGATTTGTGTATTTTGTCCATAAACCTATTATATCATAGATATTTCATATGGGGGAGTAATGGATACTCCCCCATATTACTTATTACCACTCAACAGCAGATGATGTTGATTGTAGTGATTCTTCAGATGAATCAGATGTAATTCCTAGGTAGAAATTTTCTTGTTCATTATAAGGTACATCACGAACTGCAGACTTTTGTAAATCAAACAATTCAAACTTATCAAAGTCAATTGCAGCAACATCAGCAGTTGGCAATGGGATAATTGAATAATTTGTATCTGTTGATGTTCCTGTACGCTTTAGCTTCCAATTAAGATTGGAAATGCTACCTGTCTCACCAGCGTAATTAATAATTTCTGGTGTTGCAGACTTTGGTCCAGCGCCTTGTGAAAAAATTGCAACATATGGATCTTCTGAACCATCATCAACTAACACGTTAGCATAAAAACGTGAACGGCCTTTCCAACCAGCCTTTGGATCACGGCGATGCATTTCGCAACCGTAACAACGACCTTGATCTTCAATTGTGCAAAGCGCTTTACGCTTATAATCTTTTGGATTTGTATGTTCTACTGCAATAAAAGCTAAACCAGCTTTCTCAACATAACTCTTTGAGTCTGGATCAATTTCTTGCAAGAATCGGATTTTTAGAGATTGACCATCTTTAAGTTGTAGCCATCTTCCTTTTTGTGAATCAGTTGAATGAGACTTTTGTTCCATTTGTTCATTCATTGCTTTTAAACCTGTTACGATACCCATAGTGTATTTCTCCTTGTATAGTGGGCTATATGATGCCCTGTTATTTAATTATAGCATGCAAAATTGTGTTTGTCTACTATATATTTGCGTATTGAAAATGTGGAATAGCATTTTTTATACATTGTTTGATCTCTTCATCTGTGAGATCCCCCACATCTTTTGCCATATGGGGATAGATTACATCATTGTTATATCTAGCCCATAATACATTTTTATTCTTTAATTTATTAGCGATTGTAGTTCCTAGTGCTTTCCCTGCCTGATCATTGTCAGTCATAAGAATAATGGTTGATGAATACTTATTTAAATGTTTAATATTAACTTCAGATATACTGCCTCCTAAAGTAGCTACTGCATTTGGAAACCCCGCCTGCCATAAACGTATTGCATCAAAGCTAGATTCTACTACTATAATAGTTCCGCCCTCACGCTTTGCCCTATGCAAATTAAACATAGTTTTATTGCGTGGTAAGTTTGGCGTATTTTTAAAAGACTTGCCCTCTATTGACCTTCCAATCAAGCCAACTGGAATTCCGTCTGGGGAGTGCAATGGTACTGTAACCATTTTTTGTTTATAAGAATAGCCAAGCTTAAAATGCTCCATTGCTTCTTCATTAATATTTCTGGAAATAAAATATTGTTTTCCATCAGTCATGTATTGCATAAGATTATTGTGTAAAGTATCAATCTCGGCTTGACTGTATTCAACAAATTCTGGTTTATCATCCAATAGGTCTTTGAGCTCTTCTTCAAGAAGTTCTGCTTCTGAAAGCTTGTTTGCTGATATAAACCTAAGTGCTTCAAAATCATTTCTGTCTGTTAGTTTTTTAACTAAATCAAGAACTGTACCTGAAGCATCACAATTTTGATTGTAGCAAATATAAAGCCCTTTAGAATAACTTACTGCAAAAGCTGGAGAATCGGTATTATGATGAAATGGACATAAGCAAAGAAAATCAGTTCCAGTTTGAGAAATTATTTCAATGCCACAAGATTGCAGAATAGAGCGGAGGTCCGCTTTACTATATGCATCTAACATTTTTATTTTCCTTTAGGTATTAAACTCTGACCAGAGAAACCTTCGTATTGTAATGCCTTGCTTTTACCTAAGTAAATTCCATACATTACAAGATTGAAAGTATAGTGATCCTTGCTCTCATTATATTTTACATTAAATTGTGGTTGCATGTCAAGGACAGGAACATAACCTTTGTCCCGCATCTGCTGGACCAAAAGTCTTTCATAGTTCTCCCTTGAGCTTTGGAAAATAGAATCATCTTTAATAATTCCGTTAATCCAAAAGTCATGTATCTTACGTGGGTACATGATCACCAATCTTTCATGATAATTATATCAATTTAAAGATTGATTACATAAATTACCCTATTGGATTATCATACAATTCTTGAATAATACCCCGATTTAAATCCCAATCAAGATAGAAATCAAATTCTGTACCGTGACGATTTTTACGTGAAACAACTTCAATGATATTGGTATCTGGAGTTCTGTGAACTGCCATAGCCATATCAGCATCATATTCAATTGCTTTAGACCAAGCAACTTGTGAAAGTAATGGCGGGGCATCTTGATCAGATATATCATCCATAGTTGCAGCAGTAATATCAATAATAGGAATATTATTTCTTACTGCTAACAATTTAAAGTCACGAGAAATATTTCTATTTCTTTCAACTTCTGATTTAGCTCCAGATGAATCATTAAACAGTTGGTGATAATCAAGAATAACAATATCAGGCTTATGTTGATCAATTTTTGCTTGCACTGTATTTGGTGTAACTTGACCTGTACCTTCATTTGAGACTAGGATAAATTGATTTTTATTAGCAAACTTTTTAGTTCCCCAATCATCAAATGCACTAATATCTACTTGTCCTCTTGAAAAGTCTGAGGCTTTAAAAAGTCCCGACCCCATCATGGTATAGATACGGTCACGCATATTCTCTGGAGTCATTTCAAGGGATATGATCATTGGTTTAAAGCCCTGTTCCCATGCCTTGCAGGCCAAATAAGAGGAGAACCAAGTCTTACCCTTACCTGGCCAACCAATCATCACTATAAGGTGTCCTGGAGCCATTCCTGTAGGGTATGCATAGTCAATAGCTTTAAATCCAGTCATAATTCCTGGGCTACCGCCCATTGCATCAGAACGATTTTTAACTGATTCAAAATGTTTTTCAGCCAGCTTAAAATCTGTTAAGTCCATATCTCGGACAGCAGAAGTAAGTTTTCCAAGGGAGTTGAGTTCCGATTGCATCTGTAAAATAACTCTTGAAGAAGCTTCTGTTTTAAGGCTTGCTCCTGAAGTTAAAAGCAAATTGCGGAGGCGAGATGCAAGATATTCATTCTTTAATTGATCAAGGTAATATGCTGTTTCGCCTTTTACCTTGACGGGTTCAAAATCTTTAAATTTTTCAGTAAGTACAGACACGTCTGGAACAGATTTAAATTTTAAATAATAAGATTTAAGTCCTTCCCAAACATCTCTGTGGGAAGTAAATACCTCATCAATATTTTCAGCAAGTACTGTAGCAATATCTTTATTAGTACATACTGATGTTATGACTGCGGATTCAGTGTTCATTATCTCTTTCTTCAACCATAAACTTTGTTTTACTTCTAATTAATTCCCTGCGTGTTTTATCTTCTTGTGTTTGAGACAATGTAAGATCTAGCTTTTCAAAATTATAAAAAAACCATTGCAAAGGATGTCCTGACTTTGTAATTTTAAAATAATATTCAAGAAGCTCTTTAGACCTATCATAGCCAACACTATCAATGACATCTTGCATTGCCCACTTTTCACGATATTTATTTACAATCGGAGGCTTTTTATAAGTTTCTTTATAAAGAGCACAATATAAGGAAACTAAGCTGTAGGCAAGCTTTGCTTCATCTTTGGTCATTTTTTACCTTTTAACTCTGATTCAATCTCGCCAACTTTTTCCATTAATTTATTTTCAACAAAACCATAAATTCTATCTGTTGCTTCATCTGTTGATTCGCCTTGACGTTTAAAATCTTCAACAGCAATTCCGACTTTTAAGCTTTCATAATTTCCAAGGTTGCGTGTGAATTGTAGATCAACTCTAATGCTCGTCTGGGTGTTCATCTTTTTCTTCCTTTTCAACTAAAGCAAAACCTGGCTTAAACTTCTTTGCACTACCTTCTGATAAATGTTGATACAACATCATTAGGCGGTCTGATATCGCTATCATAGCATCTAGGTCATCTTTTTGTCCAGCCAGCTCCATGGCGTATTCTAGAACTCTTAATGCAGCATCAAGCGTTTGCTTTGCTTCTTTATTTAATTTCTTTTCTACCATTCTGGTTGCTTCCAAACTGGGACAAATTCCCCATCGTTGTTTTTAACATATAAAATATTTTCTTGTTTAATCATAGCCTCTAGTTCTGCTCTGCTTGGCATATTTCCTGGAGTAATCCCGCCATCAATTCTGGGTCTTCCCCTGTGAACTGTTTTAAAAAAATCATGCATTTCTCTAATATTATCTTCGCTCCAAAAATATTTTCCTGGAGTTTTATTTCCGTTTAAAGAATAAACTCTTTGAGGAAATTTTAAATCACCTCTATACAAATGCATTTTAATTGTATCTTCATGTTTTCCAATTAATTGGACAACTTCTTTGATGGGGTAGGCGTGTTGTTTATTTTTATTGACATCTGCCAAACTATAAGCAACACGCTTACCCAACTGATAATCCCATGCGACAATAAGGTCCTCTGCACGAGAGCGACGTAGAACTTTGTGCAACTTGCCGTTTAGATAGAAATACCGTAGGCGTGTTGTACTATTTCTTCCTGTCTTGCTACCCATGATCCAAACCTATTATCTCTCTTGATCATCCATCTTTTCCCACATAAAGCACAGAACAATTCAACCCGTAGGTTCTGGGAATAAACTCTATCAACGAATACTCGTCCTGTACATTTTTTACAATTAAGCATTATTTAATTGTCTTGTTACTTAGCTGCCTTTGCAAGTGCCTTTTCAGCATCTGACTGTGCTGCTGCGACAACATTAGTAAGTACTGCTGCTTCTGGTGCAGACAAGTGCTCTTGCTTTGTTAGTTTTGCAACCAAACCACGAGGGTTAACCTTTGCAAGAACTGGACCAATAACACCATAAAGTGCTGCAAATGCAACGTGCTTTAGGTTATGGTTTGCGACACCACCACGCTGCCAAAGAATGACTGCTGCTGATGCTGTTGCGTATACGTAGTGCTCAACTAGAGTCTTCTCTGAGTTTGTTATCTTCATTTTGTCTCCTTATAGTTAGGGGTATATGTAGGACTTGAAACCTTTTTATTATAAATTTTTACATTCATACCGAAAATAATTTCCCATCAACTACACATGTGTAGTCACGAGAAATTTCCACAATTTGTACATGAGGATGTTGACCATTCTCAATATGTGCAATTGCGAAACCTTTTTGCCAGTCATGATTTTGTGTGTAATTCATACCTGCAGACTTTTCATCACACATATGACCGATTTCATATCCACGAAGAATTCTTCCATTTGTTTCTAGTGGGAGTTCATATGTAACAAAATGTGAAGCAATTCTATGTGAATGTCCTCTGATTAAAGATACTTGAAGATCAAGGACATCTTTTCTGACTGCCCCCGAATCAGCAATTGAAAGTCCATGGTGAACGTGAATATCTCCAAATCGTTGCTTAGGCAACTCATTGTAATAGATATAATCATATCCAAGTGAATCTAAAGACCACAAAGATTCTGGTGTTATATCAGCAAGATATTCTGGAAGCTTTTTATCTAAATAATCAAAAATTCTAATATCGTGATTTCCCAAAGCTGAAAACAACTGTGCTTCTGGCAACATTTCACGGGTCTTTGCATAAAAGTCTCTTGCACCTTTTGCTTCATGTCGCATCATTGGAACAATTAAATCTTTGCTATCGTTCTTATGAAGTTGCATAAATTCTGCAGATCTTCCTTCTGTATATTTGCTATAACAGGCTTGATCATCTGTGTCTCCAAGATAATCAACAACATCTGGTTTAAACCATTTCATGACTTTAAACCAAAGTTCAATGGCCTTGTCATCTTGATACGGAAATTGCTGATCAGATGATAGCATCCATTTTAAATCATTACTCATATAATCCTTTGTCTAGGTTTAGTTAATTGTAGCGTATTGTATTAGTTTCTGTCAAGCAACATGTGCTTTATTATGCTCTATTCTTGAACATAAAAAAAGATTAATTAACCTATTATCCATCTTATTTTCATTGATATGATGAATGGTTTCCCAATCTTCTATAATTCTATTTAATTGTTTTTCTATTATAAGGCGGTGTTCATAATACCAACCTTTAAAATTTTTAGGATGTTCTGGTACTTTTACTAAAACATAACCTTCACGGCTTATTTTCCTATCCCGCTTAGTCCAAGCTTTGATAGGTTCGTACATTATGCTGTTGCAGTTCCATTCACAATATAATAAATTTGAGTTACAGCTACACTAGTTGAAATTTGCCATCTTGAACCATTTGTAGAACTAACCCAACAACTAACTGGTTTTGATGCAGAGTTATATGCTGTAAAAGTTGCTGAAGTTACTGTTTGTATTCCATTTACTGGAATTGCCATTTCAAAAAGTTGCGATGTTCCGTTTGCTTTTATAACTCCACCAGCAGTTTTTGTAATAACTGAACCGCCACCTTGATCAGTTGAAGCTTGTGTAATACTATCAATTGTTGCTTGCTGTTGATTAATAGCATTAACCAATTGAGAAATAATGCTGTAATCAATAACTGCATTGTCTTGTGGTAATGTTAAATTTGTTGTCACTCTATTGGATCTCCCTCTTCATGGACAAGAATTTCTTTTTGTCCCGCATCAATAACCGCTGTATTCATCCATTCTAGCACATCTGGGCTTATAATGTGACGACGTTTTGAATCGCTTATAAGATATATTTTACCATCTGAGACGTCTTTAACCAAAGACCCGTCTCTAAAACCTAATGTTCCCGACATCAATAATTTACTAATCATAATTTCGTTAGTTTTTATTGCAGGCAAAGACCAAGAGAGCATGGCTCTCTCAGATACAAGTTTAAATTTTTTGTTACCCTTGATATAAAAATAACCCTTCTCGGTATGAGCAATTAATCCACTTGGGATAACAGGGTTATATACTTTATTCGGCGGGCTTTTCTTCAACAGCTTGATTAGAAAATTCATTTACTTTTTCTGATAGTTGTGTTATCTCTGCACGATATACTGCAATTTGTGTTTCATATTGTGATACAATTTCGCCTATACGTTGTTGTAAGGCAGCAATTATTAATTCAACTTTTTCAGTCATTATAGTCCTATTCTCTTTTGTTTATTGTAGCAGCTAATTGTTTAAACTGTCAAATTTAGATTTAAGTATATCTATTTTATTAGACAATTCCTGAATTGTTTTTTCATGATCTTGAATTAACGATAACATACCAGGAATAATATATTTAGGATTCCAAGTTTCAGGTTGTCCATTTAATGTATCAACCGCAATAGGATAAATAGCTTGCATTTCTTCAGCAATAAAACCTGGTACTGATTTTGATAAACGAGCATCATCATTATCTAAATAATCTTTTTTATAGGTAAATGAACGAACAGGAATTTTTAATAAAGCAGAAGGATTAAGTCCAGAAATTGTTTTTATATCAACAATGTTTTCTTTATATCGTTCAGATGATGAAGAATAGCGAGCAATATATCCGCTGCTAGAATTTATAAATAAATTTGGAGAGCTAGTTGTAGTAGAAGCGCCTGCAGTGCCAATTAAATATGTTGAACCTGTTACAGATAAACTACTTGAAACTTGTCCACTTGTATTAATTATAAAATTACTATTACCAAAAGTAGCACCACCAGCTATAGTTAAATCATTTGAGGCACCCGTGACTGTTTGAAAAGCTTTTGCCAAAATGCTTTTGGAAGTCCAAATAGAATAAACCGCACCTTGCGGACCACTATTAGTTGCATATATCTCTACAGTATCTGCACTGTTTTGAAGACCCCAACTAGTAAGGGTGAATCCACCAATAGTTCCAGAAGTTGCTGATATATCACCAGTTAAATTTAAAGTTGATCCATCCCAACTTAATTTTTGTGTTGAACCGTTTCCAACTTTAAAATTATTTGAGTACCATTGATTGTTTGAATCTATGTTTACGGAGTTTGCAGTAATGCTTCCTGATATAACTGCGCTTGATGCATGTAATGTTCCATCTGCTGTTACATAGAAATTATTTGAAGTTGATCTTGCTCCTGAACTTCCCGCCCAAAATACAACATCTGAAGAACTATCTAAATTTGGAGTAGCAATACCAGAGCTATATGTTGAACTAGAGGCAGATATATATACATTAGATTGATCTAACTTTAATGTTCCATGACCAGTTGTTTTAGATATACCAGCTGAATTAACACTCCACCCGCCAATATATGCAGCATTTGTTACAAACAAGCCTGTTGTTCCATCAATTGTTGTAATTCCCTTTGTAGACGGGCTATTAAATATAAGACCTGAATTATTTAAGATAAATGATTGAACACCTGTAGCTACTGCTTGTGCAGATGTAGAAACTGAAGATATAGATGCAGTATTAGTATTTGTTGCAATTGTAAACGTATCTGTTGTAACTGAAGAAATTGTAAATATACCAGAATATTGTATTGGCAATATACCAGAAATTGCAACAACATCTCCAGCAACAAATGTATGTGAATATGCTGTATAGACCGCACCGCTACTTCCATTTGGTGTTACTGCATAAATATTTTTAACTTTTAAATTGCTTGAATATAATGACCCACCCAGGGAAAGGTTTCCATTAATTGAACCACTGCTTGCTGTTACAGTTCCAGAAATTATTGCATTTGTTGCAGTTAAAGCTCCAGTTCCGTCTACTGTAAATGTATTGCCAGATGAAATAAGTATTGGAGTTATAACTCCATTTGATACAGATCCTATTCCAGTACCAGTTACTGTAAATGTTGTTGGTGTTGGAACAGATTCAATAGCTTTATTTGTTATGTTATATCCTGATGTCATTCCAGTTATGCTAATTAATTGTCCTACAACTAAGCCATGTGCTGAAGTAGTAGTATATGTCATAACCCCGCCAGTTGCAGTTGCGTTGACTCCAGTTATTGTTCCACTACCAACAATTGATATATTTTTTGCCAGTACGTTTCCAGTAGGGGTTACGCTAAAACTAGCATTGTCTGATGAATTGCCAGATGTGGTTGCTCCAGCCCAAAAAGAATATTTGCCTGTTGCTGATAAACCAACATAATTACTTGCAGATCCAAGTGTGTTTTGTATTTGTGTTGAGTTAATAGACCAGTCTGCAATTTTTGCATTTGTTGTTGAAAAAGTATAACCACCACTTCCAGCATTTGAAATTATTGATGTAGTTGGTGCGGCATTAGTTGTTGCTGATCCATCATATGCAAATATTCCAGAGTATGAATTATTTCCTGTATTGTAATATGAATCTACTCCTAGGAGTATTCTTGCTCCAGTTGATGCTGATGCTCCTACATAAATTGCTCCTGCCGTTCCACCTACTTGAACCGCAGAATTAATTAAAGATGTTGTAGGATTAATTGGTGTAAATAAACTGCTTCCTGTTGTAGATGGAAGAGAACGATTTCCAAATAAATCATAGTAAACTACAACCAAGTATGTCGGAGCATAAAAAGTTGAATATATATTTGCTGGATTAGATCCTGAATAAAGCAAAGCATTTATTTTATATGTACCCGTAGCCCCACTACCGCTAAAATTAGATGCGACAATAGATCCAGAGCTGTACGTTGACAAAGTTAATGTATATGTGGGACCACTACCAGAAACTGCAGAAACAAAAGTATTTGAAGGTATATTGCTTCCAGTAATTGTATAGCCTAAATATAAACTTGGAGAAATTGTTAATCCATCTTCATTTAAAAAATTAGTTAATGTTACAGTATTAGTTCCAGCAGCTCCTCCTGAAGAATAAGTTGCAGTCATGTAATCTGGAAAATTTGAAGATAATTCTGAAGTGGTCCATGTATAATATTGGCCATAAACTTCAAGATATGCTGCTGTTGTATTTGAAAAATCAGACGAAACTACAAATCCATTTACTGATGCACTTATTGATGGACTTGGGGTTATTGAAGTAATTGTTGAATTTCTTGAAAATGAAGCAATAGATTTTCCACCACTTCTAATTCCTGAAGAATTTACAGATATTAATGTTCCAGATAATGTGGAATAATATGCTCCAAGTTGTGAATAAATGTTTGCGGAAGATATTGTAAATGATTGTGATGTGTTGCCAGTTCCGTCTAGATTTAAATAAAAATAACCACTAGAAGAACCAGATATAAGTTTTGCAATATAACTAATTCCAGAATACTGAGCTGTTCCTCCAGTTGCTGATCCAGTAGTAGTTCCACTCATTGAAAAAGATGTTGAAGAAATTACAGTAATGAGTCCAGTTGCATTATAGCCAGATATTGACATGCCAGTTATTTTAATTTGATCTCCAGAGGCAAATCCATGAGGTGTGCTTCCAGAGCTATAAACCATTGAATTGCCACTAGTGTTTGTGGCTGTTATTCCTGATATGTTATAAACAGTTAAACTTATATTTACATCATTTCCGCTTCCACTATTTGAAAATGAACCAGATACAGAATTTACTTCATTTGGAGCATTAGTATTAATGGTAACTGGTGAATTTGGAGTTACTGAATATACTGAAGACCATCCATTTGTCCCGCCTAAAACATCTACAAAACTTGCTGATACCCATCTTGTATTTAAATCTGAGGTAAGTACTGAAACTGGATTTACTGTGCCTTGATTAACAACATTAAAGTTTGTTGAATTCCATGATGTAGCTGAAATAGTTGATTCTGAAATCTGCATTGATTGAAAATTTGGATCTGAAAAAATAGTTGATGGATTTGCTGTAACATTATATCCATTATTAATTGGAGTAACACTTAAAGAAGTTGGAATTGCAAGTGGGCTAACATAAGTTGCTCCTGTTATTGGAGAAGCAGCTAAGCCTAGGTTTCCAAATGTGTCTTGTGCAACAACAGAAATGCTTGTAAAAACAGTTTGAGGAACTCCAAATATAGATTTATTTAATGTTGGAGTTAAAACATATGATTGTGATGGGCTTGATGTATTTGCTTTTACAAGTACTGTTTTTGTATTACCTCCCGCCGTAAGAGATAAAATAAAAGTTTGTGTGTTTTGATTTGAATAATTTCCAGCTGAGATTGCTGTTGTATCAAATGTCCAAGATATTGTTAAATTTGTTGAAGAATTCCAATTACTTGCTAGACTTGAAACTGCCCCTGGTTTTAATATTTGAGATCCTACTAAAGCTCCAGCAATATCTGAACCTTTTGCAGACCATGAACCATCTGAATACCAATAATTATATGCATTTATATATATGCCATCTTTTCCAGTATTATTAACATTGGGTCCAATTTGGACTGTACCTGCTGTTACTGTTCCCGCAAAATATGCTTTTCCTGTTGCAGAATCAATATAAAATTGTTTTGTTCCATTTGCAAATCCAGCAAGTCCTGTACTATTTAATACAACTCCAGTTCCGCTAACTGATCCATTAATTAAATCAACTTGTCCAATATCGGCTGGAAAATCTCCTGCAAATAAAGATCCACCACTTAATGATATATCTGTACCATAATTTTTTGTTTGAAAATTACCACCACTTGCTGAAACTGCTGGTGTTGAAATTGCTAACGCTGGTGAGTAAGGAGATGTATGTAGTTTTCCAGATGGGTCTGTGTACGTTGCAAACACCATAATTGTATAATTTTCATTTGGCGTTAATCCTTCAACTGGTAAACTTTCGGTTGCCATTTATTCCTACAACAACTCTACATAATATTCTACATCCAAAGGGATGTTTGGATTTTTAGGAATTGGTGTTGATAAAACTGATTTACTGACTATTGATTCTTCTGTTGAAATTTCATTTGCGCTTACAACTTTTATTGCATCAAGCGTAAGAGATGCACTTGAATCAGTTGCAACTTGAATTTGAGTTATTGCGCTAAAATTTATAACTGAAGTATAGTTGCTGCTGGATGTATTTTGATCAAAAATTTGTGATAAAACTGAATAACCAGTGTTATTTGTTGTGGTAAACAATATGTTTTGATTTTTTCCTGAAACATCAGTTAGGGTAACAGTAACTATACCCGCAGATGTATTAAAAGCTAATAATTGAAGTGAATCAACATTTGTATAATTTGTAAAGCCTATTGATAAATTAGAATTTAAATATGTTGTGCTTGAAGGAATATTAATTGAATTTGAACCAATTCTTGGAGAATTATATCCTTGAGGAATAAAACTATTTGTAGTTACTGAGCCTGATGTTGCATTCCAATACGTTAAGTTTGAAAAATCTGACAATATAAAATTATTTCTTGTTGAAGTTGAAAAACCAGTACTTGTTACTGCATATAATCCAACCTCATAAATATTAGCATATAGATCAGTTGGAAATGTTGCTCTTACAACTATTAAATCTGGATCAATGGTTGTTGCTGATATAAAGCTTTTTAGTGTTACTGGTTGCCTGGAAGTTTCAAAATTTAATTGTGTATCTGAAATTGCTGGAGAACCGCCCGATATATTTGTTGGCATTGCACCTATTGCCATATCTGCTGCCCAATTTTGTCTTGAGCCAGACAAGTACTCTAAAATCATCTTACGACCATTAGTTGTAATAATGTTTTTTGATCTTCCAATTTCTAATCCGTTTTGTTTAAATACGTATGTACCTTTAAATTGTGACATTATATGCTACCCCCGTTGAAGATCCATTTGCATAATTTACTTGAACAGATATGTTATATGTGCCAGTAAATGGTAATCCTGTTGCTGATGTTAAAGTAAATGAATATAATCCATAATTTAATGAACCAACTGCGTAAGAACTATTGCTACTGCTACCGCCTGCAGAAGGAACCACATAAGAATGTGTATCAACAGCAAAAGGTTTTCCTGGTATATCCCATCCTTTTACTGTTACAGTATAATGTACTGCATTTGGCAAAGCTTTCCATTGAATTGCAAAAAATGATGATGTATGATTAATTGTTGTAATTGTTCCAACTGGGTTTAAAGTTCCTTGACCACCGCCACTTGACCCTCCGCTTGATCCGCCACCAGTTGTTCCGCCAGTTGATCCGCCACCAGAACTTCCGCCACCAGCAGGTGGGGGAGTACTTTTCATATAATTAACATGATATGTATAAGAACCATCTCCAGGGTCGCCTTTTGAACGCTCAAAAGTTATTGTGATATTTTCAAATATTCCTGTATCTGTTGAAACATAAGTAATGTCTGAAGGATTCCATACTGGTTTTCCTGGAACAGCAAGATCATTTAAAGCATTAGGAAAATCAGTTAAAGATTCATCATCACTTAACAGCATTCCACTTGAGCTTCCAGGTGCACTTAAATTATCTGAAGTATTAATATTTTGTTGTTTTAAATATAAAGCAAAACTTGCATCGTCTAAGACAACAATTTGTCCTGGATGACTATTTATATATTGCGGATTATTTCTAGGGTCGTGTTGAGATATATAAATAACATTTCTTTTTTTAGTGGATAAGGCAAGGGAGCCTTTGGCTTGGCTTTTTGTGCTTCTATTTTGCTGGATTGTCATTTTTTACCTCCCCTAAATTATATCATTTTTACGCTTAAATTAACCTATTTGATTTAAAACAAGCGTAGTTGTTAATCCTGTATCAAAATTTTGAGTAATTCCTTGAACAAAATATTTTTGATTTACTATATTTTTTAAACCATAGTTAATTACAACAATATCTCCAATTTCATACAAAGGGTTGCCATATATAGATATTGTCGTGTCTCTTGTAAATCCATCTAGAGCCCTGTATATTGATCTTAATATTGCTGAGGCTGTATTTTCATCCTGAACCCAACTTGTAGTAATGTCTACAGTTTCATTAATATTTTCAATATCAAAAACTTTTTCCATTACTACGTCATCTCCGAGCGTTATTAATGAATCTGTAATTAAACTAAAATCTACATTAATTTTGTTTACAGAGTCTGGTGATTTTTTTAACCAAATTTGACATGGTGAATTATTAATAATTGCAAATCTACTTCTAAATCCAGAATGATAAATTGGAGAATATGTTAATGAATTTTTATCAACAGGTATTGAAGGCAAACCAATATTTTTATTTGCTAAACTTGACACCTGTACACTTTTTATTTTACCATTTGTAGCTAATTTTGCTGCTGGGGAATTAACTGGAATAGTTGTTGGTGCAGCGCCATCAAGATAATAGTACCAATCATAAGATAGTTTTAATGGGTAGGCATCAAGCGATGGAGCTTGTGAATCTTTTATATCATAATAGTTTATTCCTATAATTGAAGGTTTTGATTGCACCATATAATTAATTTCAAATATTTTTTTATTACTTGATAGTTTTTCAGCAAACCAAGGCAGTTGATAATGATAAAAATAATCAGCAGTTAATAAAGCACTTTGAGTTGCATATACTTCTGAAAATTCAATTGATGCTATTGGAGAAGAAGATGATAATAAAGCTGAAGCAAATATTCCAAATTTTCCAGAAGTGTCTAAGGTTATATTAGATTTTGTAGATAAAAATATTTTTTTCTTATTTATATAAACTTCAAAAATATTTTTTGTTTCAGTACTTTTTACAAATTTAAGATTAATATATTCACCAAAAGTTTCTAGAGCTGAGAAAGGGGGGTATGCTTTTGCTTGTCCAGATATAGCTTCTGTTATGTCTAAACCTAGCGAATTTCCGTTATTGTATGAAAGGAGTGTTGGCCCAACAGCAGAGTTTTGTCTTACGTCTAAATAATATTTTGTTACATTATTTAAAGTTTGTTGATTAATCATAACAAAAATACTTGCATTTTGAGATGAATCATGTAAAACTAAACCATAAGAACTATCTGGATAACGCATTGGAACCCAACTATTATCGTCAGCTCTAGTATTTATTAAAATTTTTGTTGAAAAAGTATTATAATTATTCGTACTTCCATTTATAGAATAAGGGTCTAACGCTGTTATTTTTGAAGTCCAGCCAGAATTTCCAGATAAAAGTATATTTCCATTTGTACTAATTGTTGGTGTATACGATGCATTAGAAATATCAAACCTTTGTTGTATATCATATGTTGTTGACATAACTATATGTGATGAAATTGGTGTATTAAATTGACCTCTATCTACATTTGTTATTCTTCCTGTTGCTTGTACTTGAAATGGTGAATTACCCGCCAAGGTACTTATTTCTGCAAACTTTGAAGAAAACTCGGCAGAGTTAGCAATAGATCTTGTAGTATTAATTGAAGGACCAACATAGCTAAATTCTTTGTATTTAAAACTTACTATTTCATTTTCAATAATTCCGTATCCACTATGATCTATTCCATAAGATCTAAATATTGGTTGCTCTGTGCTTGCAGCTGTTGCTTCGTATGTTGGTACAGTAAAATAGGTGTCTGACAAACTCATGCTTTTTGCAAGAGTATTATAAGTTGTTGCGTCATCAATAGTTGAATCCCAAATAGCATTTGTTTTATTTGTAAATGTTGGAGCACTGTCTACATATAAATTATTATTTAAAAGCCTTGTATCAGATGCAATGGTTTTTTCAATTTGAGGTGTTTTATAAGTAAAATTAATTTTGCCCACTTTAGTCTTTGTTGATTCTTGATATGTATCTTGAACTATATTTGGATAAACGGTTAAGTTGTTTGTATAACCATTTGAAGTAGAAATTGATAAGGGAGCAGATGAATCATGAAGCTGCATATTTATAAGATTATTTTTATCAAAAATGCCATCAAAATTTATAAATTTCATAACACCATACACATCTATGTATGCTGCAATTTGATAAACTTCAAATATTTCTCTAAGAACATCATAAACTTTTTGTTGAGTTCCGTCAACATAAAAATATCTAATTTTTATTGGCGCTGTACTTTTAATGTTGGATCCATCTACTAGGGCTGTTGTTGATGATGTTACTCTTTTAAGAGAATCATAATCATAATCTGTAAAACCAGCAAAGTCTAAGATATTGCTTATAAGCCTAAATGCATCTTCAGTTTGTGCAACATAATCTGTTGGCTGTGCTAGTTGCAGATACTTTGTTATATCATATGCTGTAATGACAGTTTTTTCTATATCTTTAACATCCCAGGTATCAACATAAAATACTCCGCCATGTATTACTCTATCTGACGAAGTTGTTCCTGTTATACTATCTATAATTCTATAATTAACATAACATTTAACGTAATTTCTAAACAAACCTTTAAGGACAGAACTTGAAGAATTGTTTGAAAATAAGCTTAAAACTTGATTACTTACGGTTAATGGAACGTTAGATAATGTAATTGTTGCCATGTTTGCTGATATGGCGGAAATTGGAAGTGGATTTTGTTTATTATCAAGTTCTGCTTGAGTATTTACAGACATTGTATAATAAGAAACATCAATCTCTAATCTAGGAGATATCTCCACAACCTGCATCCTTAAAAATTCTGATGATTTAGATGTACGAGAAGTTGATCCATCTAAATTTTCATTAACAGAGCTGGAGTATGAATTTGAAATAGTTGAGGAATTTTGTGTTACTTGTATAGAGTTAATGGCTATTGTAGCATTTGTTGTTCCACCTTTAGACCCGCCAAATTTTATATCTCCATTAAAGTTAAATGATGGCGTTCCTGGCATTGTAGTTGTATCTACAGTCCCCGTCCATGTGCCCCCATTTAAACCAGAGACCCATGAGCCATTAGATTGATAATAAAGTATACATGTTCCAGAGCTATCAATATCTGATCCAGAGTATGTTTGACTATAGGAATATGTAGAAGAATATCCTCCAGCAAATGTATTTGTTTCTCCTGCTAAATTTACTGTAAAAGACGATGGTTTTGAATAAGCCAAATTAAACTTAATAACAATTTTATTGACATTTAAAGTTTGATCATAAACTCCAGATATTGTGGGGGATGAAGAATCAGCAACAAAATACTTATATTGTGACCATTCAGATAAAGAACCATTCTTATAAACTGGATTAAAAGAATTTGTACCTATTAATGTTGGATGATAGGATACTGGACTTACTGGCATTATTTGATTGTTCCAGCTCCCGCCTAAGTTAGTACTGATTTGTCTAAAGTTTGTTGGCAGTTGACATAAAGAGTTTCCTGATGGAACAAAACTTTCGCCTGGTCGGAAAGCTTTAAATGGAGAGGATGTTGTCCATAAATTTCCATAACGATATTCAAAATCACTTGTTTGATGCATTTCTAATTGATCAATTAAAACACCATAAGATGTTGCTCCATCTGTAGCGCCATGATGCAAAGAAAGGGTTGGGTTAGAATAAGCAGTTCCTAGAGGTTGGGGGCTTAAATAAATTTCAAATTTAGTCCAGCTAACACTATTTATTTTTTGTGAAGATGAGTGTGCTCTATGATAATCAATGTATAACAAGGCTGATAGATTGACTTCGGCATCTGTGTTTACTTTAGCCCAAAATGTTACTTTATATGTATTTGTTGTAGAAGAAAGAGGAATTGTAATAGATGAATCACCTGATCCATTTGTTGTATTAAATGAATAACAAGATCTTGTTGTTTGTAATGTGTCTGCTAAAAATACACTGGTTATCCGACCACTTGCAACTGTTGTTGGAGCATTGCTCCATGTACCAGAAATTAATGTGGGGGTTGCTGAGCCATTTATAGAAACATATGGAGCATAAAATAAATTATAATTCCACTCTAAAGATGTTTGTGGGAGCACATAATGAGAATTACCAGAAGCAAAGTACTGTTGAACATTTGAGGAGCCTAGCATTAGATCTCCGTAAACTCTATATTAACATTAACTAAATCAAAGTTTTTGTTTCTTTTTATTACTTCATAATCAAAAGAAGTAATAAATACATTATAAACCATGTTTGCAGATTGATTTGCAACAATTGATGGAATATATGTGTCTGCAGAATTATATTTATACACGTTTGCAACTGTTTCTGTTGGTACAAATCCAGGAGTTGTTGCAATATTTTGTGTATTTACTGAAGCAGCAGTTACTCTCACATATATTGGAATAAAAACATTTGCTTCATAAAATGATCTAAGCCAAGACATTCCTTTATTTCCATCAGAATTGGCTGCTGTATTACTCCAAGCATTCTGCCATGAAGATGTAATTTTATATTTTCTTGCAATAACATAACGACGTAAAGTTCCATCAGCCATACGATTTGTTTTTTCAATAACCTCATAGCCAAGCTTTACTGGTTGACGATTATCATCTGTTAAATTGTACCAAACCATTTGTGCGGGATCTGTAGTTGGATTATCACTAATATCGTGTCCAACTGATACTTCAATACCAGCATTAATTGCATATGACATTAATTATACCCCACATAACTTCTTGAACCACTCATTTTTGCTCTTGATTCTGCAGACTTTAATGCTTCATCAATTGCTTTCTTCATATCTACAGTTGAATCTATCTTATCTACGCTTACATTAACATTATATACTACATTGGTTCCTGCGTTTATTGAATTTACTGCTCCCCCCGCTGCAAAATGCGGGAAGCTAGAAAGAGACATTAATCCTGAAACTGATGATGGAACATATCCACCATCTGCAAAGTGACGAGCAATTCTATTCATATGTTGCTTATGATAAGTAATAGAAGAATTTGTTCTTGCTACACCACCCTTAGCAAGATGGCGGGCGTTAAGAGCATCAAAAGTTCCTTTACCATAATGTGCTACAGCACCTGCATTTACAACATATTCACCATTTGAAAGCATTGCTGGAATTGAATCTGATGTAGCAGATCCTGGACCAGATATGTGTCCTCCGTCTGCTTTACCAATTGGTGCAGGCGTTTTAGGTTTTGTCGCATTATATCCTGGAATTAAAGATGGTTTTCCAACCATAGAAATGTTTCCATTGTTATTTGGATCTGAATAAAATGTATATTTTTTACCGTCATGTTCTATTGAAAAATATTGACCTGGTTGTATTTTTCTTTCTTGTGCTAAATTTTTAATAGCATCTCTTGATGAAAATCCAGGAATTCCAAATGACATATTGTTCCATTTTGATGGATCAACTCCAGCTTCTCCAGGTGCTGGACTTAAATCTGGATTAGATTTATAAATACTTGAAACACTTCCAAAATCAATTGCACTTGATGAACTTGTGCCTGTATTTACTTTTGGAGGAACTGATTTACTTGCAACAATTTTAGTTGCAGCATCTCCAACTGCTGTTACTACAGATGCAGAACCAGTTGTTACGGCATCTTTTGTAGCATTTGCGGCATCAAGAAGTTTTCTATTTGCATCTCCAGCCTGTTGTGCTGCATCTACTTTATTTTGAAGATTAAAGTCCTTTGTTGTTCCTATAAGTTGTTGCTGTAATAACTGTGCTTTAAGATTATCACCTGTGGCTTGTGCCATAAGTATTTGATTTTTAATATCTTCTTTAGTTGTGGCATAGTTTGTATTTTGAGTTTGTTGTTTTTGCAAATCTTGTAATGCTTTAAGATTTGCATCAAGTATTTTTTGTTGTGCAGTTAATGCTGTAGTGTTTGCAGTAGCAGCAGCAGTTGCTTTTTGTTGGGATGCTGTAGCTGCATCAGTTATAGCAGTTTTCTTTTTCATTGCATCTTGAATTTGTTGTTCAAGTGCTAGGGTTTCTTTACCAGCTACATTTGATTTATCTGCTATGTCAAGAGCTGTATAACCAGCTGCCTTGTTACCTGTAGTATCTACGCCAATTCCTAATTGAGATGCTGTTAGTACATCTTGTATTTGTCTTGCAGAAAAATTTTGACCCTTTAATGCACCAACATTATTTGCACCATTATAGTCACCTGCAGCTATAAGTGATTGTATCAAGCCATCAACAAACCCCTTTGATGTTTGTGCAGATGCACCAATTGCGGTAATGACTGCTTTATATGTATCCCAGGATGTTGTATTTACTCCAAGATTAGATATTTGGTTTACAAAGTCTGAGAATTGCTTTGTATCTGGCTTTAATGATTCTAGGGTAGATTTAATAGCTGATAGTTGATCTGCTACTCCAACTCCCGCCCCTGCACCGTTGTGGCCAGACATTGTAAGCATCATTTGAACAAGAGAGTCAGCTTGTGCCTTACTTATTCCATTAATTGCCATCTGTGTTTTGGCAAATTCTTCTGCCATTTTTGCGGCATCGCCTTGGCTCATGCTTTTTATTTGAGTCATTACTAATGCTAGTGGGTTATCTTTTGGCAATGACTTTAGCATATCTGTAAATGATTTTAGTTGATCATTTGTATATGATATTCCATCTGCTAGAGGCTTTACTGCCTTGTCCTTAGTCTTTATAATAGTATCATTCCATATTGTCATTATATGGTCTGTATTTGCTACTTGGCCTCCAACAATTTGAACAGCATCAGCACTTGATGTAAAATCAGCTTTAGCTTCTGCAGCATGTTGTTTTTCCATATTAATTAATGAAGTTATTCCGTGTGTTACAAGACTTAATGCAGCTCCCGCCGCTATGCCCCATGGACCAAATCCAGCACCCATTGATGCCCCTGACATGGCACTTGATATAAAGCTTCCTCCTGGAACTTTATCAATAAGTGGTGATGCCATTTGAGTAACTGCCCCTAGACCCATTCCAACACCAATACGTCCCATCATTCCCATTCCTGAGAACTTAGACATCATTCCACCTATACGAGAATTAGCACCAAATCCTTTATTAAATGCTGATTGAATTTTTGATTGTCCTGTTGATCCATTTATACCTTCATCAACGCCCTTTGCAACTCCCTCAGCAATTGGAATTCCAACTTCTTTTTCAAATGTTTCTGAAGGGCTTTTAATGCCCGCTTCTGCTTGTGCCGCTACTTTAATATCATTAACTAGTGCTGTTCCAGTTTTTTTAGATTTTGAAATTGCACCTGGAACTGCACGACCACTTGTTGAAACATCAGCACTACTTAATCCAATATTTGCATCTTTAAGAGGAATTAAATTACCACTATTATCAATCCAATAAGTAGAGCCAGTTGCTCCAGGTTTTTCTTGACCGTTTTTTAATGTTTGTCTTCCTCTTGTAGTTGCAACTCTTTCTAAAGCGCCGCTTAGATTGCTTCCAACTTGTGTTTGAATTTTTGACAAAGTTGGTTTTAATTGTTCTTCCATCCAAGTTTCTAAACTAATTTGACCTGTTTTTTTACCAAACATTTTTTCTGAACCATTTTTTAATTCTTTAATCATATCTTGGTATGCTTGATCAAGCATTGGTCCTGCTTTTGACATATTTGCACCTAATTTTGATGCAGCAATTTTTAAATCAGCCATTGGATCAAGGTTTACTCCACCTTTACCAGTCAGCGTTTGATATCTTTCAAGTTGATTAGCAACGCCAGACGAAGACATTCCAGATCTTCCAGTTCTTACTGCCTGATTAAGATCGGATGTCATTCCAACCATTACACCTTTAGTTACATCATCTACAGAATTTAATCTACTTTGTGTTGGAAGTAATGCTCTTGCTTTTTCTAAAATATCTTGATTATGAGATGAATAAGCATGTCCTCTTTGAACAATTACAGAATTGCCATTAGGATCTAATCCCTCCGCATAGCCTGGCAAATTACCTGATATTAAAGCACTTATAAGAGGGGCATGTTGATTTACAATGTTTTTTGGAACAACAGCTTCCCCTGGAGTAAGCATTGCAGCGTATGTATCACCAGAGCCGTAGCCTGGAACAATTCCTCCAGCTGCCATTCCTGGCAATATTAATTGACCAGATGATACTTCTGCAGCTGCAGCTGCCTCAACTTTATTAAGCAATGAGCCACCCATTGAAGCATTAAAATTCATATTAATTGATTCAAGACTTGATATTAATCTTTGAAGAGCTGCATTAAGTGTGTCTACTGCTGTTACAT